CCGAAGTCGCGGAGCGGCAGGGAGCCCTGCTGCCACGTTTCCGGTGACAGCCACCGAACGTCGGAGGTCGTCCACGTATTGAGCCGGTATCTGAGGAACGAGTTCAACTTTGTCGGCGACTGCTCGGCCTCCTTCGCGTCCGCTGCGAAAACGTCCTCCTTGATCGTCACGCCCCAAGACGGATTCGCCTGTGGCCAGACTTCGGAGTCCTTCCAATCGGCTTCCTCCTCCATCTCGTAGATGCAGGAGAAGAACGTGGGATCGTGCCGCCAGTTCGCCGCGACAGCCTTGGCGTACTGGTACTGCTCGTAGCAGATGCCCTTCCGGTCGTAGCCCGCCGTCGTGATCGACACGAGCAGGGGCTGCTCGCGGGCCGCGCCGCCGTAGCGGAGGGCATCCCACAGGCGGCGATCCTTTTGGGCGTGAAGCTCATCGAACAGCAAGCCATGAATGTTCAAGCCTTCCGCACGGAAGGCGTCAGCGGACAGGACGCGGTAGAACGACGCCTCCTTGCGGTAGGCAATCGTGCGGCGGGAGTCGATGACCTCCAGCACCCGAGAGAGTTGCGGCGAGGCCCGCACCATGCTCGCGGCTTCCCTGTAGACAACCGATGCCTGCTCACGATCCGCAGCCGCGCCGTAGACCTCGGCACCGTTCTCGCCGTCCATGACGAGCAGGTAGAGCCCGATGCCCGCGAGCAGGGTGGACTTGCCCTGCTTCTTCGCCGTCGAGATGTACGCCACGCGGAAGCGGCGAGTGTCGTCGGCGAGCCGCTTCCAGCCGAACAACTCGCCGATCATCACGGCCTGCCACTCAAGCAGCGTAAACGGCTGGCCTGCGTGCTTGCCCTTGCTGTGCCGCAGCCAGCCCTCGAAAAACTCGATGGCGTGCTTCGCGGCCTCGGGGTCGAAGTAGAACTCAAGCCCCTGACGTACGGCGTCGCTTCGCAGCGTAGGCGGCAACCGGGTCTGTATCTGCGTTTCCATTCGTCGATACCTGCGACCGGCTGCTCGGGTTCAAGCCGAAGTCTTGCTGCATCCGGCGGATGTCGCTGCGGAGCGACCGCTCATCGACTGCCCACGAGTGCGGCTGCGTCCACTTGATCCGCAACTTCCCGTCGGTGCGATTCGGGTCTGTCTCCATCATCACGTTGTCGCGGCCGAACTGCTTGCACTTCGACTTCGCCTCCAGCCACTTAGACCATGCGTGGCAATAGATCGCCCATGCGTCGATGTCGGCCTCGGTGAACACCCGCATCCGCCGTAGCATCGGCACGGTGTCGTTCCACTTCTTGACCGCCACCGGGTCGTCGGAAATCGAGTCGGGCGGATCGAGGTTGTCGAGCAGTTCTGGCGTCGGCTCGTTCGACGGCAAAGCGTCCTTCGACGGGTTGCCGCGAATGTATTTCAGGATCGACGGTTCGGGGGCGGGGCCGCGTTTGCCCATCACATCAACTCCAGCAGTTCACTTCGTGCCTTCGGGTCGTCCTTCATGCAACCTAGCAGACAACTCGTCACCATTTCAGCATCTGGCTGGCGCACACCCCGGCACCCCATGCACGAATGGTGCGCCTTCACGATGACGCCGACGCCTTGCGGCCGCAGGTGTTCCATCAACGCCTGCGCGATCTGGTTTGTCATTCGCTCCTGCACTTGCGGTCGCTTGCCGAACACCTCAACGAGGCGAGGAATCTTCGACAGGCCGATCACCCTGCCGTCTGGCACGTACCCAACGGCAGCGGTTCCGGTGAACGGGAGCAAGTGATGCTCGCACATGCTGGAGAACCGGATGCCCCGAACGACTACCATCTGGTCGCTCGTCTCGTTGAACACCGTCCCAAGCACCTCCGCTGGCTGCTGATGCAAACCAGCGGTCATTTCGCGGAACGCCTTCACGACCCGCTTCGGTGTGTCGCGAAGGCCCTCTCGCGTAGGGTCCTCCCCGATCCATTCAAGCAGCCGAACGACTGCCGCTTGAGCATGAAGGTGGTCGTGGTTGTTCATCGGACGCTCCATGCCTTGTGCTGCTGCATCGACAGCCGCCATTCTGGGTTTTCCTTGATGAGCCGCAGGCACCACTCGACCGCCCTCGGGTCGAGAGTCCAGCCGTCGAAGGCCGGGCTGATCAGTTGATGCGTGGCCTTGCAGGTCGGCTTCGGGACTGCCTGCCCATGCCCACGCACGTACTTCACCTCGTCGGCGGTGAGTTGCCGCACCGCGTGTTCGGCAACCTTCGGGCTGACCGTGATCCAATCGAGGCCGAGGCCGCTCACGTCCTTGCTGCCGTTTGTCTCGATGGCACAGAGGAATCCCGCCGCGTGCAGGAGGTCCACCAACTCTCGGTCAACCTGCAACGCGGGCTCGCCGCCGCTGAACACCACCCACGCCTTGTGCCCGGCGTCGTACCACTCTTGCGTCTTGCCGACCAACGCGCGAGCCTCATCCACGATCTCGGCGGCACAGAGCTTGCGACCCGATGCGAACTCGGTGTCACAGTCGAATCCCCCCGGCGAGTCGTCGGCGGCTTCCATTCGGCAGCGAAGGTTGCAGCCCGTGAAGCGGACGAACACGCTCATCTGGCCTGCCCGCATCCCCTCGCCTTGCGGCGACCAAAAAATCTCGTTGATCGTGTAGTGCTTCATGGTCTCACCGTGACGATGGAGGTGTCGGTCTCTTGCAGGGCGAGTTCCGTGACGTTCAAGCCAGTCGCTCGCAGTTCGGCCAGCAGGTGCTGGGCCATGTTCTCGGCCGACGTTGGAAAAGGAACCTCGTAGACGCGGCAGCACGCTCCCGAGGCGAGCAGTGCTTCGCGGGCTGGGTCGGCGGCGTGCAGGAGCAGCGAATGGTCGAGGCGGTCGAGCAACGGTTTGACGCGATTCTCGATCTCCTCAAACAGCATGGTCACGCTGCCGTTCCGCGGCTCCTCGACTGTGACCGCGACTCCGTAGCGATGGCCGTGGACCGACGCACACTTACCGCCGATCTCCTCGTTGCGGTGGGCTGCATAGAACTTGAAGTGCTTCGTGACCGTCATGAGGCCTTCCTCGTCAACCAGACAAACACCGAAACCCACGCGACGCCGCCCGCAAACTTCAGTGCAACCTGCGTCGCGGCGAGCGATGCCGAAACCGTACCAAACGCCACAAGTGGGAAAGCAATGCTGTCTGTGATGGAGGACGCGAGGTTGCTTGCGTTCATGCGAACGTGGCGAGGCGACGATGCGAGCGAGGCATAAACTGCGGCGTCGGTCGCACCGGCGACGCAAAACGAAACAGCCGACGCAACGCAAACCGCAGGCGACCCGTTGCAGCACAGCCACGCAAGGAGCGAGCCGGTGCAGACAAGTGCAGCCATGCGCACGGCAAGCCAGTTGCCTCGCCACCGGTCGTGCAGTGCGTCGCGGGCGGTGAGATCGAACGGAATGAGCAGGGTAGCGGTATACGGCAAGGCAGCGTATCCGAATAATGTCACGGCGACATTCGCTCCGCAGGCGGCGGCGAGGTAGAGGATCACGGGAAGCACACGATCGCTCCGTTCTCGCCGTCCTCGGACACCTCGACGCGGCTCGCTCCGACCGCCTCGCCGATGCGGGCGGCCCAGGTTTCGCACGACCACTCCTCGGAGTCTGGCTCCAGCCGTAGCCGCTCGGTCGCCTGCTGGGCCTTGCGTTGCTCGATGAAGAACTCTCGGTCGCGGTCGGCGTGCGACACCGGCCACTCCACGCGAACGTGGAATAGGTGACGATGGCGGTCGCGGAGGAACGCGACCTCGTCGGGTGCGTCCTTCCAGCGATGAAACGCCTCAAACTGAAAGCGGATCCAGATGCAGTTTGTCGGCATGGCGGTCGATGGCGGCGTTGAAGTTTTCACGGTTCCCGCCGGGCATGGTCGTTGCAAGAAAGATTCTCGTTCCATAGCGACGCTGGATGTCGATGACATAGCGGACCCAGCTGTCAGCAGTGATCGCCATCGACATGAACCTTCCTGAGTCGTATCCCTCCAGGCGAGAGTTTTTCCAGCAGAGAGGATCATTGACGTCTGCCGCTGAGAATCCAGCAGCATTGACGTGACGCATAGCGACTTTATTCCGAAGGATCGACTCTCGCTCATCCCATGAAGTGTTGATCCATTTTCCGCTGCCTAGATAGACGCGAGCCGCGCCGTACATATGAGCCGACGCCCACGACGCAGAATCGCAGGAGTACGGCCTGAACGCAGAGATCATCGGTTCGCGAACGTATCCCAGCCAATGAACGTCGCGGCCTGCTGCCCACTTCATCTTCGCCGCGACGTACTCCTTCGGCGCGCCGCCTTTGTGCGGACGCCGCAGCCCGGCGCACGCAACGTAGTCGCTCATCTCAAACAGTTCGTCCATGCGTCGCTGATCATCGCCGAGCACGTGAACCGGGACAGGTTTGTATCCCGCCTTGAGCATCTCCCTGAGGTTCGCGTCTGTCGCTTTCGGGTCGCCGACCACGTCGAGCGCAAGGTAGCGAAAGATTTTGCTGCCCCACGTATCGAGGAAATCGCAGTACTCGTCGAGAGTAATGACCTCACCGGTGTTCTTTGCAGTGAACGCTCCGCTATCAAGCAGTAAGTCGACGTGCGGCCTCTCGACGATCTCGCGAAACTGCTGGATGTCTTTTCTGGCGTACGCATACGACACCAGCACAGGGAACTTCACTAGAACACCTCGCACTTGAAGCCGAACTCGGCGACGGCGGCATCGACCGCCGCCACGACCTCGTCGCGGCTCCCGACCGGCACGTTGTTGAGGCGGATGCTCACGGTCTCGCTGTCGGGGTCGTAGTCGCCGATCTCGTCAACGTCTTGCGTTCCCTTGCCCTCCCACTGCTCGGTGTAGAGCCCCGCCTGTGCCGCCGTGTCGGCGAGCATCTGCTGGAGCGATTCGTTGCCCGTCTGCACCGACCGCAGCAGTGCGTCGAGTTGAACCGCGTCGCTGTTCGCCATCGCCGCGAGCGGGTCGAGCGTCGCGAGGAGCTTGTCAGCCTCGGCCTCGTTCACGTCGAGGATCAGCACCGGCACTTCGCCCTCGCCCAGCGTCTCCGCTCGGAGGTGGCCGTCGATCAGCATGAGGGAGCCGTCGGGGAGTTCGCGGGCGAGGCAGGCGTCGGCGAGGCCGACTTCCGCGAGGACGCCTCGCAGGGCGTCTTGCTGGGACTGGGGGTGCGTCCGCCAGTTCTTCGGATTTGGCTTCAGTTCGCTCGCAGGCACCATACGGAGCGATTTGACGCGGTTTCGGATGTTCATGGG